TCCAGTCAATTTATCAATTGAGTTCCTTATTGTTGGTGGGGGTGGAGGAGGAGGTGGTTCTTCTGGTAATGCTGGTGGTGGTGGTGCTGGTGGTTTTAGAACTGGAACTGGAACTCTGCTTTCTTCTGGAAATTACGGGATACAAATTGGCGGCGGAGGTGCTGGTGGTGTTGGTGCAGATGGTGTGAATGGTGTAAATTCTTATTTAGGAATGGCGACTTCTTCTTTAACACTTATTGGTGGATTAATTACAGCTGCTGGAGGTGGTGGTGGCTCTGCCGGAGTAGGATTAAATGGAGGTTCAGGAGGTGGCTCTGGATTTACACAAACCACACCGGGTTTAGGAAATACACCTTCTACAACTCCTTCACAAGGAAATAATGGTTATGCCCCAAATAGTGGTGGAGGAACCAATTGTGCTGGTGGTGGTGGAGGTGCTGGTCAGACGGGAGGTCAAGCAACAGGAATTGGATTCCCAGCAAAAGGAGGTAATGGTTTATTATCTAATATTACAAACATAAGCACTTATTATGCTGGTGGTGGTGGTGGTGCGACAAATTCTACTCAGCAACCAGTAGCCTTGGGTGGTGGAGGATTAGGAGGAATAAATTCATCGGGTGGTGCTCCTGGAATTGGTGGTCCTGGAACAGACGGATTAGGGGGTGGTGGTGGTGGTGGTGGAACACAAGTTGGAGGAAAAGGAGGTTCTGGTGTTATCGTTATTCGTTTTCCATCTTTTTCTTAGCGAGTTCCCGTTGGGAACGAGCATTCGCATTTTTTAACATAATAAATAAATAATGAGTATATTCAATCCTAGCGATTTTTCCGACAATTTTGAAATTATTGAAGATATTACAGAAATTAACGATGATTTAAATGTATTGAAAACAGAAATTGCAACGAAAGCCGATAGTAATGCTGTTGTAACCTTGAATCTAGCCAAAATATTTCTGGAGTAAAAACATTTAATAATCTTCCTAAAAGTTTTGTTGTTCCTATAAATAATACATCAAATATTTAATATTCAATATTCAATAACATAAATAAGATAAATATTAAATATTTTAAAAATATATATGTCCTATAGTAGTTATTATAATGGTAACAATTGTTGCGTGAAAACTCAATGTCCAGCACCTTGTCCCACTGGTCCAACTGGTAAAATGGTCTTGGAGGCGGTGGTGGTGGTGGAGGTCAAGGACAAAATGCTAATGTTGGATTAAAAGGAGGTTCTGGCGTAGTAATTGTCCGTTTTTCATCTTACGTCTAAAAAATAATATATAAGTATATTATAATGAGTTGGATACAAACTTACGATGGTGTATTTTTTATTAGTTTAGCAACAATTTTAGTAGGTGCTTTTGGATTATCAGTTAAATATTGCTTGAAATAAAAATGCGAACATTTTAGTCTTTGTTGCGGTTTGGTAAAAGCTTTTCACCAAGAGTAATAGTTATGGGTGTATTTCCACTCATTTATATATACTAAATATTTTATTTTACATTTTTATATAGTCCAAAATTATTTATACTGCTTTTTATTATTTGATACATATTTTTCTGGTCTTTCATAAACACCCTTAAATATATTTTTATATTTTTCTCTCGGTATTTCCGAGAAGACCTTTTTTACTGGAGTAATTCATTATAGACTTTTTACTATTCATCGCTAATTAAATAATATATAATATTTTAAGTTGTTTTAGTCTCATTTTAAATCGTCAAAGGTATAAATTCATTTTTTAGAATATTTGAAGTTTTAAACAGAACTAGTTAAACTATGGGTATATGGGTTTTCTTTAAAAGCATTTAATAAATCAGGAGCGATGCGTTCGCAACCTTGACATTCATTGTAATACTGAGGCATGTGTGCTTTTCCATAAGTTTGAACTGATGGACCATTTGGAATAACAGCTTGAGGTGCCCATAATCTATTATTTTGTCTGTCAGAATCAAGACGTGACATGGTAACATTAATTTGGGGATTAAAATGTTTCGCATTTCCTTGATTAACGCGTCCAGCAATACTTTTTTCTTTAGCTTCGTTGTTAGTTTGTCTATAAACAGCATCATATTGACGATTACCATAATTAGATGACATACCCATAAAATGTTCGTGATTAATTGTATCTCTTTGATTAGCAATTGATTGCTGTTCATTAACCAAATAACCAGCATTATCCTTTTGACTATTAATATATCCATTTGGTTGATAAACGGTTGTTTCCTTAATAGTTGTTTTTGGAACATCTCCCGAGGTCATAACATAATTACCAGGAACTTTACCAATAATATTACCATAAATACGCATATTACATGAGTATTCTTCTTTTCTGGATGGTTTTAATATATCCATAATTGGAGCTATAACAGCTCCAACAGCTTTTGAGAAACCTGAACCAAATGTTTGAGGTTGTTGATTCACAGAACGATTATTCTCATAATTACTATGACTATTATGGAAATTATCAACAGCTTGGTGTTGTAATGGTGCGGTTCTAGTGGCTACTGAATGTCCAACATCAAATCCTTCTAACTGAGTTCTCTTTGTTTCTTCATAACGTGTTGGAACATAACTAGCAGTCTTAAGAACAGCATTTGGAGTGCCGTGTTGATAACTGCTTGTTTCATTTCTTGTAGATGGTTTAGCAATAAAATTAGGAACTAATTGTCCGGCTTTTTCTGCTCCAGTAGTAGTTAACCAACGATCTTGAGTATTAATGAAAAATGTATCAGGTCTGTATTTTTCAACTTTTCCTTCAATTCCAACATTTTTAATTTGGCTTTGAGCTGGTCCTTGAAGACCATTTAAGTCATATTCTTGTTTTGGGTTGGTGGCAACGCGTAATTCATCAACTGTTTTTGGTAACCATTTATTACGTGCTTCCATACCCGCGTTATAACCGTGACTTCCATCTGCTGTATATCCTTTATCTAAACCAGGTCCAACACGAATAGTTTCAAATGGTTTAACCATATTATTTCTGTTAACTGGATTTTGTCTAGACTGATAAAAATCACTCATATTTGGCATACCATATGTCCATTGAACGTTATCTTGTGGTTTAAAAAGCGGTGCTTGTTCAATCTTTTTAATAACTTGAGAACCATTTCCGACATAATTATCTAAAATAACTTCGGCATTATTGTTATTGTAAATTTGTCCTTTAGGTTTCGCACCGTTAAATGGGACCATGTTATTATGTGTTAACATCTTTGTATCCATGTAATCACCAGTTAAAGAGAAAAATTGTTGTATATTATTACTAATAGGAACTCCAGCTCTTTGTTTTTGTTCATAAACGTTTTGATTAAAATATTTATCAGTAGCTTTATTTGGGTTAGGATATTCTTGGACAGTATCAATGAGTTCTTTATTATTCATAATAGGATAATTTTGTGGGGAAACATTTGTGTTAGGAAGATAATTACTAAATCTAGATTCCGGTAGTTTTTCTTGTAAGTTAGTTCTAATGCCCATATTGTTAAAGTTTTCTTTTCTCATATTTGACTTTTTTGTTAGGTCGTCTTTATTTTGATTTGAAATAACATACATTCCACCTAATGCAACTAATGGTATAGCTAATTCCATATTATATATATAGGTTTAAAAAAAAAGTATTAAAACATAAAATAAATATGAATAAAATATATTTTTATAAAATAACTTAAAGGGTTCTTTAAATTAAAAAAATAATTATATTTTAGAGCAATCATTTCTACAAATACTTGTGCCAACTACATTTTTTCCTTTATATTGAACATTATACATATCTGATGGAACTGTGTAATATTGATTATTTTCAGGGACACATTGATACTCTCTTTTAAAATAATCTTTTTCTAAAATTCTTGTGCTCATATAATTTCTAAAAGGCATTTCTGTATGTAATTGTGGATTATTTGGTAATATATAGGCATGATTTTGTTGTAAATCTCTAGCTGTCCATGCTGGCATTATCGCCCTTGATTGCTCTGTTGTTAAAAATGTATCACAAATTGGATAATCTATTGGCGAAGCATAAACTGTTTGCCGTTTAAATTTTTCTTTATTTACACAATCTCTTGTTAGTTGTCTATCTATTCCTAAAAGAGAACTTTGAATATCTATTGAATGTGTCCATAAATTACCTCCCCATTTTTGAGAAATTATTTGTGGATCTAACATAAAACATGGTTTATCACCATTTCCTGGAACATCTAAATACCATCTTTCTTGATCTGTTTGTTGTTGTAATTGTTTTATTATTCTTGCTTCATCATCATGAAATCTTGTAAAAGCCATTAGTATATAATATATTAATATTTTTCAATATTAATTTATATAAATTATTTATATTTTGGACACTTAAAACGCCGACACTATTTAAGGTTAGAAATGCTGTATATATAAAAAATAAAACAAGGAAAAGTAAGAGCAAAACGGACTCTTTTGGATTTTGATTTTTGTTAGTATTGTTTAGTTATTTATTCTATCCTATATTTTTATTATACACCTTTGGACATTTAAAACGCCGAATTAAAATAAAAAGTATCATATGTGTTTCCAGTTTGTATACGACGATGGATAAACTTTTATGTTAACACAATTTACACATTCACCACTATTTAACTCATTATCAATTAATAAAGTATGATAAATTAACATACATTTTCGTGTATTATTTTCATTTATTATTTTATTTTTTATTGCTTTGTATAGTTTAATTTGTTTTTTATTTTCTTCTGTCATATTTTCTTCTTCTAATTGTTTAATTTGTAATGAAGTCATAACAAATGGTTTTTTGTATAACTTTTGTTGTTTTAAAGTTAAGTGACAAACATGAATTATTTCATCATTTATATCACAAATATTTGCCAAACCCGCAAATATTAAATGTTTATCTCCATTTTCCTCAATATATAATTTATTAAAGTCGTTTTTGTATTTTTCAAGAAGTTGAATATATGTGTTCATTATAAAATTTAATGATACATTTTAATATATTTATTTATTTCAATTTTTTTAATTTATTATTGTAATAATTAGTAATAAAACGGCGTTTTAAATGTCCAAAGGTGTAAAAATAATATTTAGAGAAACTATATATATATGTATGTAAATAACTTAAAAATAATACTATAAAAGTTAGTATACTAATGGAAAACTTTAACGACCAATTTCCAAGCTGGGAAAAGGAATACAAGACACTTCAAAAAGAGAAAGTGAAAGAGAAAATACTAAACAATTGCAAATGACTAAATTTTTAAAAACATATCCAAATTTGTGATTTCATGATTTAAAAATAGAAAATAACAATTACTCGACAAATGATGGTTGTATTCATTATAAAAATGTAATTAATAACCAAATTTATTCTTGGAATTTTATAAAGAATAAATGGGAATAATACAAAAATAAATTGTCTAATTTATTCACAGATTAAATAATTTTTAATGTAGAATGGTCTATATAAAAATCGGTATTTGATATGTAAATATCCAAAGTAAAATAATAAATACGTTATATTAATATATAAAAAGACTTAAATAATAATAGTTAACATATCAAATGTCACTAGAAATTCATCAAACCATAAAAGAAAAATTAAAATACTTTCATTCAATACATAAAATACCTAACCTTATTTTCAATGGTCCAAGTGGTTCAGGAAAAAGCACAATTGTAAACGATTTTATTTCGTTAATTTATGATGGAAATAAAGAAAAAATAAAAGATTTTGTAATGTATGTTAATTGTGCTCATGGAAAAGGAATTAAATTTATAAGAGAAGAATTAAAATTCTTTGCCAAAACACATATTCATTCAAATGGTGGAAATACATTCAAAAGTATAGTTTTATTTAATGGCGATAAACTAACAATGGACGCACAATCCGCTTTAAGACGTTGTATAGAATTGTTCAGTCATAATACACGTTTTTTTATAATTGTAGAAGATAAATACAAACTATTAAAGCCAATTTTATCGCGATTTTGTGAAATCTATATATCAGAACCAGAATACAAAGGTAAGACAATTAATTTATACAAATATAATCTTGAAGAAACTTTTAAACTAACAGACATAAAAAATCAAAGAAGCGATTGGTTAAAAAAAGAAATACAAAAAAATGTTAAACCAAATATGACTGATGAAGATTTACAATCGTTTGTAATAAAATTATATAATAAAGCTTACAGTACATTAGATATAATTAAGCTCATAGAAGATGGTTGTTTTTCATTAGTTCATGATAAAAGATATGAATTATTAATAGCATTTAATAAAATTAGAAAAGATTTTAGAAATGAAAAATTATTGTTAATGTTTGTAATTAATTTTACTTTTATTGATACAAAAATGTGTCTAGAAAACCTGACTTTTATATAATATTCTAATTGTTATATAGTATATTATATTATGATAAATAATTCTCTTTATCAATAATAACTTCTTTAGAGATATTTTTGATGATTTTATTATAATTTTTCTGCTGTTCTTCTTTAGAAGAACCTGACATAACTTCACATAACATCTTCATATATTTATCATTTTGTTTAGATTTTGGATTATTATATTCTGGATTTGCTTTTTGCCAGTTAGGTATTTGTTTAAGATTTTTGTTGGCAACAACCTTTATAGCATTTGTTAGCTTCTCTTTATCATTATCTTTAACCCATTGATTATCATCTTTAATATATAATACTTCTCTTTTATAATTATTACAATGTATTGGTCTTTCTTTATAATCTATTTCTTTAAGTTTTCTAATAATAATATTACTAATGCCTTCAGCATAACCTACTTTACTAGTTTCTTCAAGATCTTCCAAACTTATAGCTATTTGATTGACAAAATCAGATAAATTAATAGCATCCTTACAAGTTTCATTTAAGAAAACATTAATATTAAACTTGTTATTGTTGTTATTTATTGTATTATTAATGGTTCCAATTGTATTATTGTTACCTGTTGTGTTGTGAGCAATTTCAAATAATTTAGTATTTTGTTCCATTAAAGTTTTATTTTGTTGAGATAATTGTTCAATAAGAAGTTTATTTTGTTCAATAAGATAATCTTGAATATTCTTGTCATCTTTGATGACATTCAGTATCATATTAGTTTTATCTATAGGATTACAATTTTTTTTGTGATTGAATAAACTTTGTCTGTGTTTGTAACTTTTTCCACAAGAGCATATAAATGTTTTGATGTTGATTTGCGTAAAATTGTCAGTATCCGTAAGTAAAAAGTCAGTTTTTTTATGTTTGCGTGTTAATAAATGACGAGTCCAATCGGTTTGTTTAAAGCATTTAAAGTCACATTTTTCACATACGATTTTTTTGGCGTTTTTTGGTGTAAAAATGTCGTCCATTTGTCAGTATATTATACTTACATAAAAAAACACCTAAATTGTTTTTATGTAAAATATAAAAAAATTATCGTAACACTTTTTTTCGCAAAATTTTGACAATGAGAGCATTATGCTTAGAAGCCTCAAGTACGATGGTCTTTTTCAAAACTTTTTTGGATTTTTCAAAAATGGACATAAAAAAAATGTCCAAAATCGAAAACCGAGGGTACTTTTATTTTGAAAGTTGAGACCGACAAATTACATTTTTTTGTTATAAATAAATTTGTGACGGTAAATGGTAAGAAAATAAATAAAAATAATATATGTATATTTTTCAGTAAGGAAGAAACACCTATTTAGCAATAAGTTTAAATAATAAAAATATTTCATCTGTTATTTACATTATGGATGATTTTAATGTTAGTTCATTACACGAATCAAAGAATGAATGGGGAGCTCGTTTGCTAACTATTTTAACACCCCTGATAATTGAAGGATTTAAGTCTATATTTAATGAATCTTATAAACTCTGTAAAGACAATAATGAAACTGAAAAATATTTAATGACTTTTCAAAACTTCATCACAAGAATACCAAAATGGAACGCAACAATAATTGAAACCGAAAGAAAACGAATTGTTGATAGAAGTGGATGCTCATATTTAGAAGAATTAGTAACATGTATCCATATTATTCAACTTAAATTACTAACAGCTATGCGTGTTGGACAAAAGCAAAAGAAAATTGATATAAATATTCCAAAACTGGATGATTTTATTCATAAATGTTATGTTAATGTAGCAAGAAAAGTATATAAAAATGTATATCTTTTTGAATTAAATAACTCTCCTTTACAAATTCAAAGACACAGTAGAGAATTAGAAATTATTGTACAAGAATGTATTTTAAACGCAGTAAGAGATAGTATTCCTGTTGAAAGTATATTAAAAGCATATATGGATGAAACAGTTGAAGAAGATATTGTGGAAGAAATTAAAGAACAGGTCATTGAACCTTCACCTGTAATTGAAAAACAAACAATTTTTGAAGGTAATCAAAGTATTCAAGAAAATCAAAGTAGTCAAGGAAATGTTAGTTTAAAATTTAATGATATTGATTCAATTATAACTAAAAATGGCAAAGAAGAATTAGTTGAGTCCCCAAAAACAATTGAAAGACTAGAAGAAATAAGTGCTTTAAGAAATATGCAACGAAAGATGGAGAAAGAAGAAGATGATGAAAAACTAAAAATTTCAAATGAGGATGTGTCTTTAAATGTATTAGATGTACATATAATTGATCCTCCAGAAGTAAAATTAGATACAGATCTTTTGTTAGATGATATTGAAGTTTTAGCCTAAGTAAGAAAACTACGTTTACTAAAAGTCGCCTTTGGTTTGTCTAACCTTTTTCTTATTTAATACGGCCATAATATCTAAAACTACTTAAAGACAAATACTTAATATTAATGAGGTTACTTCCAAACTAATTCAGATTGTTTGGCGGTAATATGTGAGACACGAAGTCAAATATATCGTATTATATAAACGCACTAATTTCACCATTTTATTTACACCCTTAAAGATTTAAAACCGCACCTTTTATTTTTTTATATTTTTCTCAAAATAATATAGATGACTAAACATAAGACAGAAGATTATAAAACTTCTGCAATTAAATATTATCTTAATAATGATAGAAGAGATGGGTATTAAGAAAACTTGTAAAATATTTGATTCTAAGAAATTTGATTAAAAGATACAATACTTCTAAAAATCTCACAAAATTACTAAACCACAAGTAAAAAATGCGTTATTTCAATTTTAGAAATGTAAAAATATATTTTAATATGGATAATATATTTTTAGTAGCTGGGGTCATATCCGTAATTTACTTTATTGCTAAATTTTTAGAGATGCGATACATTGATAAAGAACCCAAACCTCTAAAATTTTTAATAAGAGATACCTTGTTAGTTTATGTAAGTGTAATTCTTGGGGGTTTTGTAATTGAACAACTAAAACCAGTTATAAATGAAACAGAAATACCAGCAGCTCCTTTAGCATTCACTGATAATCCGCCATTTTAATGTTTTAGTACATAGTTTAACGTCCAGTCCATACTTTAACAAACGAATTTATTACTTTTTTTTTATTTAAATCATTACAATAATCATCAAATGAATAAGAAAATGCTCTAGGTTGTTTCACAATATCTCCAAATAGAGATTTAATACTACCTAATTTTGGATATTCTTGATAAAAAAGTAATCCTAATATTCTTTCTAATGAACAACGATCAGTTCTATTACGAACTACATGAACAAGATTAGAAATATGATATTTAGTTTCTAATAATTCTAAAAATCCCAATTTAATATAGCATTGTCCTCCAAAACACAAATCAAAATTTTCATTTGTTATATTTAAATTCAAAACCATTTCATCCTTTTTAATAAGCTTTTTATATAAAACACCATTATTATGTAATGTTGATACTAAACGCAGAATGTTATGAACATTTTCTTCATCATAAATATGATGCCATAAAGGTATTACTGGTATAGAAAATTTTTCAAAAGAAATTCTTCTATGTATAAACAAACTATCATGTAATATTACAGCATTTGGAAACCATTTGTATCTTAAATAATAAATATATGGTAACAATTCACCTCTTCCTGGATACTCTGATTGAATAATTGTTAAATTAGAGTAATCAAAATCTGCCTTAACAAAATCCTGATTACTATTGTCATCAATAACTACTATTTTTCTTAAAGGATAAAATGTTCTAATAAGTTTTACATTTTGATTCCAATATTTATTAGTTTTTTCAGAATTAACATGTCTAGTTATAATAAATCCATAGTTTGACATAATATTATTATAAACAAAGAAAATAATATTAGAATTATTTTAGACATAAACAGGCAAATCATCTATATTAAATATAAATTCTTTTTTAGGAATTTTTTTATTTATATTTTTATTTGTAACTAAATATTTGCTGAATTCCTTACGTTCTAACTGTGCTTGAGGTGTATGTTTATGAACATATCGTGCAATCATTTTATATAATTTAAAATCAGGATAACGTTCAATACCATTATTTTTATATAACATATTAATACCATTATCATCAATACACCATTCAACTATAAGTTTAACTAGGGGAGAACAATCGTTAAAATTTTTGGTCATATCAAAATCATCAACAACATAATCAAAAATAGAACAAGCTAATCTACATAAGTCAAAACTAAAATTAGGTTCTAAACGTGGTTTTTTATCATTAAAATATGGTTCAGTATTATATTGTGTAGCAGCATCTCCTCCAGTTTGAAAACTGTCACTACAAAATAATTTGCCGTTAAATTTATAAATTGCGCGTCCAAAATCAATTATTTTGTATATTTTACCAAAAGTAGGAACCGCATATGTTTTTTTCTTATATGTATAGTAAATAAATTTTTGTTTAGTAGGTATATACATAATATTATTAGTATGAAGATCATTATGAGTAAATGAAAACATTTTTTGATAAGTTATTAGTATCATAATAATTTGCATTAAAGCAGAAAACCATTCAGCATCACTTAATTTTTTATTAATAATTAAATCATTAAAAGTATTCTCACAATTTTCCATACAAATAACTTGTACAGGAAATTTTGGAAAAGTTAACATAATAGATTTTTCTTCAATACTTGATAAATTAGAATCATCATCTACCCATTCCTCATCATCGCCATCTAATTCCTCAATACTATCTTGCTTTAATTTTGTTGTTAGTTCAAAAGAACCAGATTTTTTACTATCAATTTCATCAATATTTTCGGCATTATCTTTAATATCATCTAATTCTTCCAACTCATCCAAATCATTATCATTTGTGTGCGATGTTCTAGAAGAACATGTTGAACCTGAACATAAAGTTTCAGACTTATTTTGATTAGATACATCAAAACAATTAGAATTCGTGATATCAACAAGTTCAACACCGCTATTTTTAATATCATTAAGTGAAACAACTTTTTGTCCATTATTATCAAAAATATTTTCAAAAATATTATCATCAATAGATTTAACAGATAAGACAGACTTTAAACTAGTAGTTATTTTAAGTGGTTGTATAGGTCTAATCTCATTAGGAGTTATTAAATGGGAATAATCTTCAACATTAAATAAAACACCTTTTTGTTTATTAAAAAAATCAGATTGGATTAAATAATCAATATCATCAATGATATTGATTTTATATTTATATTTAATAGCTAAGAATGAACCATAATAATCAAGTCCATGTATAAATTGATGCTCGTGTAAAACTTTACTTGATAAAAATGAAAAAAAACCATCAATAAAGGATGAATTATTTGGGTCAGCTATTTTTGGATGAACTTTACTAGATTTGTCAAAAGATGGTAAATTAAATAATTGTGTATCAGTATAGTTATATTTTCCAACAAGATACTTAAAAGGGTCTAATAATGGTGCCATTTTAATAAATACTTTTTGAGTATTAAGAATGTCTTTATCGTCGGAAATATGTTTAAGTTTACAATTAAAAATATGTTCATTATCTTCATCTTTATTTTTAAAATCTTTAATGTCAAATATAGCCCATTGATGATTTAAATTAATGGAGTTCCAATTAGTGTTATTAAGTGAAAAGAATCTATCATAGATAGGTATATAGTTTTGAACATTAGTCAAATTAATTCTTTTGTTAGTTTGAAAACTGTTAAAAAGGTTAATATTCTTTCGCTTCTGATAATTGACGGATATACTCATTAGCTAATATAAATATTAATTAAAATAGTATTTAACTTATTATTTTATCAAAAACTAAAGAATCCTTAATATTAAAACATTTATGAATAATTCGTTAATATAATTTATTTTTATATGTTAATTATTAATATATGAATTTAGAGTTAAAACGTTTTGATATGAAAAGTATAAGCTTTAAGCCAAATGAAACTAAGGGCCCAGTTATTGTATTAATAGGAAGACGTGATACTGGTAAATCTTTTTTAGTTAGAGATCTATTATATTATCATCAAGATATTCCGATAGGAACAGTTATTTCTGGAACTGAAGAAGGAAATGGGTTTTATGGTAAAATGGTTCCAAAATTATTTATTCATAACGAATATAATACAGTAATTATAGAAAACATTTTAAAACGTCAAAGAGGTGTGTTAAAACAAATTAAAAAAGAGATGGAAACATTTAAACGCAGTACAATTGATCCAAGAACATTTGTTATTTTAGATGATTGTTTGTATGATAACACATGGACACGTGACAAAATGATGAGATTACTATTTATGAATGGTCGTCACTGGAAGGTAATGTTACTCATCACAATGCAATATCCTTTAGGCATACCACCAACGCTCAGAACTAACATTGATTATGTATTTATTTTAAGAGAGCCATATATCGCAAATAGAAAACGTATTTATGATAATTATGCTGGAATGTTTCCAACATTTGAGTCCTTTTGTCAGGTAATGGACCAATGTACAGAAAATTTTGAATGTTTGGTTATTAATAATAATTCCAAATCAAATAAATTACAAGACCAGGTATTTTGGTATAAGGCGGACCCTCATAATGACTTCAGATTAGGTTCAAAAGAATTCTGGGATCTCTCTAAACAAATTAACGATGATGAAGACGACGGCGACCAATATGACCCAAATAATGTGAAGAAACGTGGTCAGGGACCAAAAATAGCAGTAAAAAAGAGCAAATGGTAATTATCTTTCTTATAAAACTTGTTTTCAAATAATAAAAACAAGTTTTAACAACTTAAAGACAATGAAATATATAACTTAAAAATAGATAAACTTGATATTGTGAGCTTAATTGAATCAAATCCTATCACTAAACTATCTAGTGACTATAATGTTAAATTATTATGTAAAATTAAAGAAAATTTTACGGATATGGAGCAACAATTATTTTTAACGAGTTTTTATTGTTATTTAAATTATCATCCAATAAATGATTTTGTTATTGACTTGGATAATGTATGAAGATGGTTAAATTTTTCTACAAAACAAAAAGCATTAATTATGTTAGAAAAAAATTTCAAAATTAATAATGATTATATAAACTTGCTTAACCTTGAGGGAAAGCAAGTTTTAAATGAGAAAAAACATGGAGGACATAATAAACAAATTATTATGATGAACTTAAAAATATTTAAAAAATTTTGTTTAAGAGCAGGCACAAAAAAAGCAGATGAAATAGATAACTATTTTGTTAAATTAGAAATCATTATACATGAAGTTTTAGAAGAAGAGGCAAAAGAATTAAAACAAAAATTATTATTAATTGAAAATAATAAGTTATACGAAAAAGAAAAAGCCGTTGAACAAACATTGATTAATCAATTTCCCGTAAACACTGAATGTGTATATTTTGGAAAAATTGATAATACAAACGAATCAAATGAAATGTTGATAAAATTTGGACATACAAATAATCTATATAATAGAGTTCTTGATCACAGAAAAAACTATCAAAATTTTATTTTGATTAATGCATTTAAAGTACAAAACAAAGTTGAAATAGAAAATTGTATAAAAAATTATCCAAAAATAAAAAAACAAATTAGAACTATTCAAATTAATGAAAAAAATAAAACTGAAATTATTGCATATGATAATATCTCATTTACAATTGATAAACTAACAAAATATATTAAAGATATTATTCAAGAAAATATGTATAGTATTGATAATTTTAATAAATTATTAAACCAGAATGAAAACTTATTGAAGGAAAATGAAGAATTAAAATTACAAATAGTTGAACAAAATAAAATAATCACAACACAATCATTAAAAATTAACGAATTGACAGAAGAAACAAATAAACAAAAAGAAGTTTTAGAATTATTTGAAACTGAGAATAAAACAATCTATCAAAATCCATTATTAACTGATGATGAGCAAACAAATAAATTTAACCAATTTATTGATACAATGTGTATTGTAAGTTCAGATGTAGAAGAGTCATCTGTTAATCTAGAAGGAGCATATAGAATTTGGAATAAAGTAAAACCAACCAAGAAAATATTTCATTCTTTTAAACATTATTTAGATGTTAGATTTAAGTTCGGTAGGATTACTGTTCAAGATAAAGACCAAATAGTAAATGGATATAGAGGAGTTAAACTTAAAGCAATTGAATATAAAAAGAAATTTATAAATAATGATGTAGAAATATTTTTATTTCAAGTTTGTAAATTTTCACCATGTGGAAAAATTTTAAATTCAACTTTGCTTTCTGAATATCAGCGATGGAAACTATCTTTACATAAAAATGTAAGTGATGATGATATGAAAAATATTAAAGAGTATTTAAATTTATCTGAATATGTTATAAAATCAACTGTTTGGACTGAAAAAGGTTCTAATGAAGGATATTATGGAATATCATTGAAATCAAATGAATATAAACATAAAACTACGTCATCAACTGGCAAGCAAGTTGAAAAATTTGAATTAAGTTCTTGTCAAGTGTTACAAACATGGAAAACAATAGCAAAAGCTGCTGCTGCTGAAAATATTTCCGCAGCTAAAATGTCACGTAGCATTAAAAACAATATCGTTTTCAACGATTATATTTATAGGATTAAACAATAAACAGCAAAACAAAGTAAATTACAAGACCAAGTAAATTACAAGACCAAGTAAATTACAATACCAAGTATTTTGGTATAATAATAATTTCTGGAATTTATCTAAACAAATTAATTAGTATGCCAACAATGTAGAATAATATAAATTTAATAATGTAAAGAAATATAGATAATAAACAAAAATATTCGTAAATAGTTATTATTTTTAATAAAAAACATATATATAATGTTTTTTATTAAACTTATAAATTTAGGATTTATTGTTTTGGTAAATAGCTATTATTTATTTAACAATAAACATATGCTAATAGGTAAGAATATTATGAAACTTAATTTAAAAAAAGAAAATCATAATAATAAATTAGTAAATTTATATGTTCCAAAAACAGAAAACCAGAATAAATACGTGACGGCTTTAAATAACAAAGAAGATAATATAATTATTGTAATAGGTCCAGCTGGAACAGGGAAAACATTAATGGCATGTAATAGTGCAATAAACTATTTAAAGCAACAAACAGTAGATAAGATAATTATAACTAGACCAGTTGTGCCAGTTGAAGAAGATATTGGATTTTTGCCTGGAAATTTAAATAAAAAAATGGACCCTTGGACAAGACCAATAATTGATATTTTTGAAGAGTATTATAATAAACAAAATATAAATAATATAATGTTAAATGGCCAAATAGAGATATCTCCGCTTGGTTTTATGAGAGGTAGAACATTTAAAAATTCATTCATTATAGCCGATGAAATGCAAAATAGTAGTCCAAATCAAATGTATATGTTGCTTACGAGAATTGGAACAAATAGTAGATTAGTAATAACTGGAGATTTAGAGCAAAGTGATAAATTAGAGAATAATGGTTTAAGAGATTTAGTTTATAAAATAAAAAATACAGAATTAAAATTAAAAAATATTATGTTAATTGAATTAAATAATACAGATATACAAAGGAGTGACTTAGTAAATCAAATAATAAAATTATATGATAAAAATACTTTACACCATTGAAGATTTAAAACTGCACCTTCAATTTTTTTCATATTTTTCTCAAATAATGACATTTACATCATTGAATAAAAAATATACTTAAAATTTATTTGTTATTTTAAGTATATTTAAGATGCCTATGCGATTGAAAAGTGAATTATATAAAAAAGAACAAGAAGATGTTATAGGAAAAATTATATCCAAATAAATTTTATAATATTTGATCTTAATTAGTTTTCTTGTTAGCAAAAGGGCCAGATTTTAATTGACTTTGACCATAATCAGTCTTTCCAACAACAACATTCTCTCCATCAAATAACTCACTTCTAATATCAGCAACAGAGATGTTTTCAAGTTCTTTAGTGCTAAATGTTTGTTCAGTAGTATTATTACCGACGCCAATAAGATTGCCTTCTTCATCAATATCTTGAGTTAGAACATTACCATGCTTTTCTGCATTCTTCTTGTTTTCGTCAATTGCTTTTTGTTTAGTTTCTTTGACACGTTGTTCAAAAGCGTTTTTAGCAACTTCTTCGTTCCTCTTCTTTTCATGAGCAAGTTGATTCAACTCTTCTTCCATATATTCAACACGACCAGTCTTGTATGATTCAGGTTCCCAAGGTAACCAAGTGCCAACAGGACCAATAAACACATCAAAAGATGGATCGGTTTCTCTTAGAAGTTTAGCACGCAATTCAGCCTCCTCTTGGGAGGCAAAGTTTCCTCTAGACTTAAAGCCTCTAACGGATGTTTGGAAATTATGCTTTACATTAAATTTCTTTTCTAACTCATCTTCTTTACGATCTAAAAACGTCTTGTAATCATCTTCAATTGAAGAACCAACAATAGTTTCATGTTCTTCTTTAACAAATACTTCAAAATCTTTTATAACTTCTTCAAATTGTAACCTATATTTAAACGAAATAAAATTCAAAAATTGATGAAACTTCTCCATAGATTTGTTCATTTCCCATTGTTTTAAAAATTCTTCAAAGTAGAACATTTCACGTTGTTTTAGTATCTTTTCTGGAGAAATAAATGAAAAACATCCAAAAGCTTGACCCGCGATAGGCTTGTCAACTTCTAATAAATCAACATATTTAGGATTAACAGAACCGTCTTTTTTTTGCCTTCTTTCAAAGCCTTTTTTTGCGGCGTTATTTTTACCCATTATAATATTTAGTAAAGAATTAGTTTTAAGTTTTAATTTATATAAAATATTATTTTTTTCTTTTTATTTTATATAAAGATGGGTATGTTTGATGTTACCGAACTTATTAAGCGTATTATTAAGTATTTGATTGAAGGTTTAATGGTTGCTATTGCTGCCTTTGCTATTCCAAAACGTTCACTGAACCTTGAAGAAATTGCGTTAATTGCTCTAACCGCCGCAGCTACCTTTGCTATTTTGGACACTTACATTCCTTCCATGGGTGTAACTGCTCGTTCTGGTGCCGGTTTTGGTATTGGTGCCAATTTAGTTGGGTTTCCTGGTGGTCTTTAAATTAATAATATCAAAATTAAATTTAGTATTTAATAAAAAATTAATTTGTTTTATTAAATATTAAACATAAAATAACATGGCAAAGCATAAAAGACAACGTAATGGAAATGAATTTAGAGCAACGCGTATTTTAAATGCCGACTTTATTAGTCCTTATATATCTTTAATGTTCTTCTTTTTGCATATTTCTTGTTATTCAGTTTATTTTTATAGTAATCTTTATTATAAGCATAAATAAAGTAATTCTCATAGTTCCAGAAGAATTTACCAGAAAAGTAATAAAATCAGAAAAGGTTAAGAAACCTAAAAACAAGTAATTAAAAATAAATAGTTGTTTCATTAAGGTAGTGTATGAAATAACAATTGATGGGAATTTGCTTATCTACCAAAAAGTAAGCAGATAATAAACCCATTATATAGAATTTAGTTAATCCTCTTTTTAGGAGGAAGCGCTCGTATTTTTTTGTTGATTTACTCGGCATTTAAAATACGCGTTGCTCTAAAACAACATTATTTAGTCCTTTAAAATATGACACATATGTAAAACTAGGTTTGATAGAATATTAAACAGTAGGAATAAATTCCCAATCTAATTCAACACACATTTTCTTCCACGTTTCATCTTGTTCAATAAGTTTTTCACGATCTTTCAATAATGGAATATCATGTAAATATTGTGTTTCTTCAAGAAGCTCACAAAATTTAAAAAGAACATAATAATAATTTAAAAAGTTAACACGATAATCGGGACAAGTTTTAGCATAAGGTGCTTGAATTTCCATAAATAAATTACATAAAGTATCTTCTAATTCAGGACTAAATACAGGAGGTTTAATTCCTAATTTATTTTTAATAAATGCAATGTGTTCATAATATTTATTAAATCCCAATTTCTTAAGAATTTCTTTAGTTTTATAGTGTGTTAGTTGTTCAAGACCAATTCTTTCTTTTTTAATTTGTTGTTGTATTTGTTCAATAATATCGTCAGGGATTTGTGTGGTTTCTTTGCCTTGAAATTGAGCTAGAATTTCTTTAAAATGATTAATTTTCTTATAAGCATAAAAACAAACTTCTTTGGGTGGTTCTTTATAACTAGGTTTTTCATTTTCAATAAGATAAGGTATGTTAACAGCACAAACATTACATATTAATACCCCTTCATCATCAAGTGGGATCAGTTCGCCTTTATAACAGCTTCGACATATATCAGTTTCTCTAACAAACGCGTTTAGATCTAAAAACGATTCATCAATATTACTTAAATATTTTTGAACTAAATTTTTGTTTTTATTTTCATTAATATTTTTATCCTTATCAGTGTCATCTTGTTTAATCTTAAAAATATTAAAAAGTATTTGATTTTTAGATGTAACAACTTTGTTAGTTTCTTTAATATTATTAATACTTTTTTTGTTTTCAAAATATTCAAAAATATATTTGGAGTTATCAAGAAAATAGTTATTTTTCTTGTGTTTTAACTCTTTTATAGTTTCAGTTATTTCTTTAATACGATCTTTAATTTCCATAACTTCATCAATATTAAGATCTTTTTCAATTTCAAGTTGTTTCTGTAGACTATATCTTTCTTCCTTTAATTTAGGAATAGTATTAAATTCATCTTTAGTAAATTCATTTACAAACTCTTTATGCTTACCATCAAGAGTGGTTGTATATTTTTTACACACTTTAATTTTTTTAGAGACCTTAGGTTTAAATGATGGCATTAATGTATATATGTATACTAGAAATATTTAATTATATATTTTGAAAAATATATAAAAATTAAACTTTATAGTATAATCATAAAATAAATATATACATGATTAATACCATTAATGATTATGTTAGAACATCCAGGACATATATATATGGGAAAATGTTAATCCGAGTAATGGAAAACTATATAATGCTTTTATTATGAAAAAATAAATGTTGTATTTCATCAGTTGACGATGATGAAAAACAATAAAAAACATTTGAAACAGTTGAAACTATAGTTATTGAAGTAAGGGTGAATTAGCAATAGAGATAATATTTAATTCATAAATCAAAAAATAGAATTATTTAAAGATATGATATAATTATTATAAATATAGAAGATGCCTAATTTGCTGGATAAGATGTTTATTAAGAGGTTTTGTTTGCCGATTGATTCGGATATTACAATGTATGAGAATGGTAATAAGAATATAAATTCTTGTTTGTGCGGACATTATAATCATGTGTCTTGTGTTTTACAAGGGAAACGGGACTTTGAAAAAGGCTAGAATTATAAGTTATGGAGTTAATAAAATGGGAGATTCGGATGGGTTACATCCAGGAATACACGCAGAATACGATGCTATAAGAAAGTTATTACCTTTAAGAAGAAAGAAAAAGCTTACGAATATAAATATATTAGTGATCAGACTTTCAGGTAAGAATAAATTACAATCAAGTAAACCTTGTATTAATTGTATAAATACAATGAAAACATTACCTCCAAAATTGGGATATAAAATAGCAGATATTTATTATTCAAATGATAATGGAAAAATAATAAAAAGTAGTATAAAAAATTTAGAAAGTGAAGAGCCACATTATTCTAGATTTTACAGACAAAATAAAACAAGAGGCTAATAAGTTTAAAGAAGAAATAAAGAATGATAAGTAAATTTAATAATGGATACAGAAATAAAATTGGAAAAAGAACAAAGTCTAGAGATAGATAAAATAAAATTTCAGAAGATGGTTTTTTTATTTAATGCTTTAGATAATGGTTGGACAATTAAAAAAAGAAAGGATTCATATATATTTACAAAAAATCATGAAGGTAAAAAAGAAGTATTTGATGAATCATATCTTGCTATATTTATAAAGGATAATGTAAATATTAATAAATTACTTTCGTAAATATGTAGGTAAAAAATAAATTAATTTACTTTTGAATTAGTTAATTATCCAAAAATTTTTTCTTTTAGGAATGTATAAAATGGGAGGCGGACTTATGCAACTCGTAGCTTATGGTGCACAAGATGTGTACTTAACTGGTAATCCACAAATAACTTTCTGGAAAGTTACTTATCGTAGATATACTAACTTTGCCATTGAATCCATTGAACAAACTTTTAATGGTCAAGCTGATTTCGGACGTCGTGTCCAATGTACCATCAGCAGAAACGGTGATCTTGCTTACAGAACTTACTTGCAAGTCACTTTACCTGAAATCAACCAACTTATGGGTATTGCATCCTTTGCTGCTGGGGTTGGTTCTGGTGTCTATGCCCGTTGGTTAGACTTCCCTGGTGAGCAATTAATTGCCCAAGTTGAAGTTGAAATTGGTGGTCAAAGAATCGATCGTCAATATGGTGATTGGATGCATATTTGGAACCAACTTACAATGACTTCTGAGCAAGAGCGCGGTTACTTCAAGATGATTGGTAACACTACTCAACTTACCTTCATCACTGACCCTTCTTTTGCTGAAGTTGATGGACCTTGTGACTCTTTGGCTCCTCGTCAAGTTTGTGCTCCTCGCAATGCTCTTCCAGAAACCACTTTATATGTTCCTCTTCAATTCTGGTTTTGTACCAACCCTGGACTTGCTCTTCCTTTGATTGCTCTTCAATATCACGAAGTTAAGATCAACCTTGATATTCGTCCAATTGATGAATGCTTGTGGGCTGTTACCACTTTAAGTTGTAACAACAGTGGTGTTTCTCCTGCTGATAAATCTGCTTATCTTTCTGGTCAATACGCCCCTGGTCGTCCAGTTCCTGCTGCTATTGCTTACAACCAATCTTTAGTCGCTGCTTCTTTATATGTTGACTATGTCTTCCTTGACACTGATGAGCGCCGCAGATTTGCGCAAAATCCTCATGAATACTTAATCACTCAACTCCAATTCACTGGCGATGAGTCTGTTGGTTCTTCTTCCAACAAGATCAAACTCAACTTCAACCACCCTGTTAAGGAGTTGATTTGGGTTGTTCAACCTGATCAAAACGTTGATTACTGCTCATCTCTTGTTTGTGATGCTCTTTTATTCAAGGTTCTTGGTGCTCAACCATTCAACTACACTGATGCCATTGATGCTCTTCCAAATGCCATCCATGCCTTCGGTGCTCCAGGTGCAGTAGCTCGTGATAGCAACTCTTACATTGATGCTCAGGGTCTTTTTAATGATGCTGGTGCTCTTGACTATGATATTCCAGCAGGTTTCACTGGATACTGGCATGGTGCTGAGAACCCATACAGTGAACCACATTTTGGCGGTCAAGGAATTGACTCCACTGGTTTAACTGATGCTGAAAAGGCTAAGCTTGCTCTTCTTACTTCCTTACAACGCAGTCACCTTGATAACTCCACTGTATCTGATGCTGGCACATTCGTCCTCACTGAGACCTCTTTGGATATGCATTGCTGGGGCTTAAACCCTGTTGTTACTGGTAAGCTCCAATTGAACGGTCAAGATCGCTTCTCTGAGCGTGAAGGTTCTTACTTCTCTTGGGTCCAACCTTACCAATCCCACACCCGCAATCCTGATGAAGGCATTAACGTTTACTCTTTCGCTCTTCGCCCAGAGGAACACCAACCTAGTGGAACTTGCAACTTCTCCAGAATTGATAATGCCACTCTTCAATTGGTGTTGTCTAACGCAACTGTTGAAGGAACTAAGACTGCTAAGGTTCGTGTTTATGCTACTAACTACAATGTGCTCAGAATTATGAGTGGTATGGGAGGTCTCGCATACAGTAACTAAACCCCTTATATCGTGTGGTTATTATTTATATATTTTAAATATTTATATTAGTGGTAGAGAAAATTTATTAGCATTTGCTAATTCTTTTAATTTATTATTTTCTTGTTTAAGTAAATAATAAAATTCATTTTCATAATTGCTTTATGCTGTTCCTTACCAACATTTTACAAATTCAATTGAAAATTATTTTAGTATGATGAAAGCAAGATTAAGAAAAATAGAAGGTTTAACACATAACTAAATAAAACAAAATATTTCAAATGTGATAAGAAATATTCCAAAAGAAAAATATGAAAATATATTTAAGGGTGCTTATAATAGAAATGCCGTATATGTAAAAAATAAAACAAGGAAAAATAAGAGCAAAAAATACCTAAAATAAAGTCGGCGTTTTAAATGTCCAAAGGTGTAAAATAAATTATCTTTATTTAGATAATATAACTAAAATATTTTATAATTATATATTATGAGCACAAATTTAAATAATGAAGTATCACCATCTATTGAGTCAGTTACGCTAAGATATAAACAAAAATTTAAAACTAGTGGTGTTTCAAAAAATACAATGTCATTTGAAAGAGTAGAAGATATGATGTTTATGTGTTTAAGTATATTTCTTCATGATTTTGTTCATGATTATAGTTTAGGTGGCTTAGGCATTGGTAGAGTTATAAAAGGACATGTGTCCAGAAAAAACCCAGATGAACCTAGTTTATTTGAAACATTAGGAATAACTGTAGGTAATAGAATATTGAAAATATTTAAATATGAAATTACAGTTGGTGATAGACAAGTAATAATGTATGATGATAATAAGTTCAAAAATGTTTCATCTAGACAAGAAGACCCGGTAAAAAAAGCTTTTTACAATTATTTAAATAACAATGAAGAACCTATTACCATTGGAGAACAAAAAGGAGGATTATTAACAGCACCAGTTGAATCTGATAATATTTATGAAAACAAAGTAGAAGCTACTAAAACAAATATAGCTTATAAAGAACAAGGAGATGAAGAAGGAGATACCGATCAGGAAAATAATATTATTACAGAAGAAGAACTAACACCTAAAGAAAACATTCAATCCATACCTATTCAAAGTCAAGGCGAAAAGTTCCAAGCCCAAAACCAGGTTAAAGAACTATATGTTCAAGAACCATCCGAAGGTATCTCAAAACCAGTTATCCCATTTAAAACAATAAATTATAATGATGTTAAAGACATATTAGTTATTCCTTCAGCTATAAGTAGTCTAGATGTAGAAAAAATAGTAGAAATATTTGAAAAAAATCCAGTTTTTTTATCATTTCATTCATCCTTAAATACATATGTTGTTACATATTTAGGCTATGATTTAAATGAAAATAATGAATTAAATCAGTCTGCTGGAGATAAAAATGAGACATCAGATAAGGCAATAAAAGCATCATTGCGTTATATTATTGATGATTTAAAAAATCCTAATAATTCTGAAGAAATAAATTTCTATGGTGATACATTTAGTTTACTATTAGATTCTTATATAATTATTAGTAGTAAAAAGTTAGATAATAAAGAGGATCCATTTGATATCTTAAATTCATCAGAAATTTTGTATCAGTTTATTATTTTTTACGTTTGTTATTTAATGTCTGAATCTTATGACTCGTTTAAAAAAATGATTAGTCCTATGAGTGGCGGAGAGAGAACGAGTGATGATGAGAACGAAATTAAAATGGAGTCCCAAGGTTCTCAAGGTAGCGCTGAAGATTCGGCATTATCTCTATCTTCTGATGGTTCTGTAGACAATTTATTACCTAACAGAACGTTTAAAAGTGAGCCAATACCGGAATATGTTTTTATAACGCATAACAATTTATTAACAACAATAGCAAGAGGAATGTTTATAAAGTTAGGAATTTGGAGAAGAATTTTTTTTACTGATGCTGAATCTAAATCAATTCAAATACCTACAAACTATATATTTGGACCTGACCAATTAAATGCTATAACATATAAAAAATTAGTCGAATTGTTTCCAATAAATCCAAAACAAGGAGGACATCATAATAATGAGTTATTAATTTTAGAAATACTTATTTTAAAACGTTTGTTAGTTGAGATGTCGCCTAGTAAAACATTGACATTTGGACAAAAAGTTGACGATGAACTGAAGAATTTTATGGATACCTTTTATTTTGATTTATACAATATGTCTACATTTCCTCAGAATATAGATGAAGAAAAAAAAGCAATCTCCGATGATGTAATAAATAATCCTGATTTTCCAGTAGATATGTCAGAAGATAAATTAAGAGAGGAAGAAGAATTTTTTGTAGATTGTGAAGATAATTGTGATGATGAAAGTCCAGATGATTTTCAAAGTCCAGATGATTTTCAAAGTGGTGGTATGAATTATGAAGATAGATCAGCTGTAATAGCAGCTCAAAAAGAATTAAAACAATTAAAAAATGAAACAAAAAAAAAATTACAAGACGCAAATAAAGACTTAGATAATCTAGAACAACGTATAATAAATAATACTACCAATAACCAAGTTGTTTCAATTGAAGGTTCACCTGTTATTCAAACAGAAGAAGTAGTAGCACCTGTTGTTTCAACTAAAGACGTGATAGTGGAACCACCACAGCCACCAAATATACCTATTTTATTTAATAAATTGAAAAAAATGTATCAAAACAATATATTGGTCATTAGAGAATTACAAAACAGTAAAATAATACCAATAACTATAAATGTTGAACATGAAGAAAAAAAAATAACTAATTTATTTGAATTATTAGAATTAAATGAAATACTTATACATAGAGAAGGTTCTTCTGTAAATATTTCAGCGCCAAAATATAAATTTATTATAAATAATTCAGTCAAAATGGCTTCAAATTTAAACGGTTCAAAATTGTTTATTCCAAAAAGATTTTTAGATACAGTAACAACAACAATTAGTGAAATTAAAAAAAATGTATATGATGGGGAAGTAATTAACGATGAAAAATTAGCAGTATATATTAGTCAAATAAATAATGTTTTAACCAACAATGATGAAGAATTAAATAAAATTAAAGAAAAAATTAAAGAAATTAATGAAAAAGAGCGTAAAACTATTCGTGAATATAATGAATTATTAAAACTTAAATATGAACAAAAAACGTTTGAAAGAACAGTAATACAACCGATATTAAATGAATTATTTTTATTAAATACAATAAAAGAAAATCCAAGTTTTTATGAAGATTTTTTAAAAAATTATAGCAAATGGTTTAGAAATATGCAACCAATATTTGGGTTATATCGTAACTTACAAAGAGGAGTATTTTGTCCTACATCATCAATGATGGATGCTATGGATCAGTGTTCTCTAAAACATAATTCAAGCGAACCAAAAGAGGTAGGAACATCATTTTCTGAAATAATATATGATGGTGAGAATGGTAAAGTATCTTTTGGTGGTGTAGTTCTAAACTATAATGAATTAGTTGGAAATAAAGAAAAACTAATATCAAAGATATATTATACTTTAGAGAGTAATTTAAGTGGTTTTAGTGAACCAGATGTAATGATAATGAATACATTACCGATACAAGTGTCAGAATCAGAGGATTTAAAAGCAAGGACAGCTTATAAAAGTGTAGTCAGAATGATAAAAACAATATATGACGAGGTTCAATTAACCGAAACAGCATCATCAGGAGCTCAAGCCCCTTCGCCTAAAAAGGGAGAATATATAAAAAAAATGTGGGCTAATGTTCAATATCAATTTAGTAGAGAACGTTTTAATAAATTACTTAGTGCTACATCACTTAAAACTATGGGAGATTATTTACAAGAATGTCAGGCAGTTTTTAAATGGGGTGGTTATATAAATAATCAGGATGCTTTTCCTATTGGTTTAAAATCTCAAGAACAATTTGATATGATTAAAGATAAATTAGTTTATAGAAGTGTTAGTTCAGAAGAAGCAATAATTCCATATGATGAAAATACTGGTGATGGTTTGCGTTTAGGTATTCAAGGAGATAGACCATCTGGTTCTCGTTCTATATATATGTTATTAAATGGAGAAGGTGATGTAAATGATCAAGCAATTACAGGATATATGAATACAAATTCTACGCAAAATCCATCACGAACATTATTAGTTGCTCGTAATTTAAATATTAATAGAGACAAAGATGGAAAATATATAAGAGAACCAAATAAAAATAATTTAAAAGGGAGCGTTATATATGTGACAAGAGAATTAAGGATTCCAGAAAGAGATTCATTACTTAGAACATTAGAATTTTTAAATGTTAAAGATAAAAATATACGAGTATCTGGTGAATATGTTAACCCAAACATAACAGAACTAACAATTAGTGGTTCACAAGATGTAACTGGAAAATTATATGAAAGACAAAAAGGTTCAAAACCACCCGAGTATAAAAATGATTATTATGATGACTGGCTTGATTATAACCAAGGTCAAATGATAGAAGTAAAGTCAAAAAATAAAGAAAGTGCTGTTGTATCACCGGCAAAAGGCAAACGAGACTCTGCTAAGGTTAGAATGGAGAAGTATAAAAGTGCTGAAAAAATTATTCAAAATATAGCTCCAAAAAATATAGAAGATGATACATATTTAATAACAACTGGTTGGTTAGATACATTAAGAGAAAGACTTACGGAACTAGGTATAGAAGAAGATATTTTTGAGGAATATTATAATAATATAGCAAATAAAGAAATACAATTAAAAAAAGAAGAAGAAAAAAAAGCTAAATCCGCCGAAAACAAGGCATTAAAAGCTGAGGTAAAAAGAATAGAAAAAATAAAAACAAAATTAAAGAACGAATTTTTAGAATCTGAAGAAGGTCAAATATTGAATAGTAAAACAACTAATTTAAATGATGAAATATTAGAATTATTGGATTCCAAGGAAAAATTGAAACCAGGAAGAAGAAAGGTGCCGACGGCAGAAGTTCAAGCCAAAATAGATATTATTAATAAGGAAATAGAACAAAAACAACAAGAAATAGAATCAATTGAAAGTCAAATAGAAGAAAAAGTAAACGAACTTTTTGAAGCACAGAAAGGTAGTATAAGTGGAGGAAGTTACACAAGAACAAATAAAAAACAGCATAAACATAAAATAACAAAAAGGAGATATAAAAAGGCAAACAAACTAACAAAAAAAAATATAAAATTAAAAATTCCAAAAAAAACAAGGAAAAATAGATAATAATATAGAAAAAATATTACACTAACCAAAAAGAATTATAATGTGTAAAAGCGTTATAAATATATGAATATTATTTATGATATTGTTAGTTACAAGTTGTTGTAGTTTCGTTGGTTTAAACTTTTAACTAGTTGTTGAATTGAGAAACAAGAATGTCCATTATGCTTTTAAATTTCGTCTTTCACTTCTTAAAGTAAAAACAAGGAAGAGAAAAAAGTTAGACCATCGTAGGTAAAAATTCCTAGTATTGATTTTACATTTTTTCTTGTATTATGGGACTTTTAAATGAGAAAAAGTGTAAATTATGTACAACTATTTTAAAATATAATAAAAAAACAACTTAAAAAGTGTTGTTATTACACTATATATATATGCAACTGTTCGTGAAAACCCTAACAGGAAAGACCATCACTCTAGAGGTCGAACAAACCGATTCTATTGAAAATATTAAGCAAAAAATTAAAGATAAGCAAGGTATTCCCCCTGACCAACAACGTTTGATCTTTGCAGGTAAGCAGCTTGAAGATGGTAAAACGTTGAGCGATTATAATATACAGAAAGAAAGCACACTTCATTTAGTTCTAAGACTTCGTGGAGGTGTTTTTAGAGTGTATAATAAACTCTTTATATATTATATAAATAATTTACATCCTTGAAGAGGGCAGGTGAAAATTCAAGTAAAGGATGTAAGTATATAGATGATAATATTATTAGAAATATTATTTACTTTTTATTATTATATCTGATGTCAATAACTGTATTAAAATTAAACATAATAACAAAATTCTTCATTTTTATAATCTAACTATTCTTCAAAACCTTTTTCTTCATCATAATAAGTTTCGCAATTATTATCTTCATGAACCAGTTTCTGAGAATATATTTGATCAAAAAATTCTTTAGTTATCTCAAGAAATAATTTTATATTCATTTATAATACTAAATATAAAATTAGTTGTAATTTATAATAAAATTATTCTTCTTCGCCAACTTCTTGTGTTTCTTCTTGTGCTTCTTCTTCTTCTTCTTCTTCTTCATTATCGTTGTCAGCAAATGTAGCTACTAATTCTTCATTAGGTAACTCCTCATATTCCACTCCATTCCATTTAATGTTTTTACAATTAAATAGCTGATTCATATTAATCACTTCAGGTTTATCTTCAGACGCAATTTTTGTAAACAATGTTGTTAATTGAGTATCATCTCTAAAACGAGCACTATACTCTTGCTGAATATTATTACGTCCAATACGTCCTAAAGCTTGAATAATTTTCTCTTGAGTAAGTTCAAGGTCCTTACTCAAATAACCATGACAGAATTGATAGTTAGTTCCATAAATATAATCGCTATCTGCGATGATTAAATATAATTTTTGTTGATCAGCTAATTTTTTCATAATTTCTGTATAAGCACTGCTTTTATGATTAGTAAAGACTCCAATGCCAAGTAGCAATAAAATCTTCCAGCTATCTTCCACATCTTTAAGTAACATAATAGATACAATAATGCTCTCTTCAATATCACTTGTAAATGCTCCGCTAGTATTAAGACCCTTTGCCCATTTTTCTAAGTGAATAATTCTATTTGGAACAAACATGTCATCAATAGTAGCATTCTTAGCCATACTTTTTAAAGTTGTAATATCTTCTCTAATTTTGGCAATTTTTCTATCCTCAGTTTTATCAACAATTTTATTAGCAATTTTAGCCTTACTCTTGCCATCTTTTTTACCCATAAGTTTCTTGGCCTCTTTGGAAGTATCAACCGAACTGCCGGCCAATTTTGCTGCTATTTTTGTTTCTTCAAATTCTAGTTCTTTTTCAAGCTGTTCAATTCTCTCATTAATTTGATTATTGTATTCAATTTTCTCATTAATGTCCTTCATAATAACAGCAGGAATATTTGCTTGTTGAATACAAAATTTGGCTATTTTTGATAAGTCATTTGCTAAAAATATAGTTGGGCCGTCAGTTAATGTATAAGCATCTTTAGTAGTAACATAAATACCACAGCTTCCAGGAGGGTCTGTATCTGATTTTGAACTAGTAGATTGAACACTTCCAACACGAGATAATGGTTCTCCTGCTCTAGGCGCAGTCATAGTTTCTAGGCTGGTTGTTTTGTTTAGAGAATTACCTTTAGCATCAACAGTATTGTTAAATTTAATTCGCTTTGTTCTAGCAATTCTAAAATGATTAAACACTCTAGTCCAGTTTGCTGGAATAATACTTTTTAATACTTTTAAATAATATAATTTAATACTTTGCATATGAATATCATCAACCGAAGTAAAATTTCTTTCAAATTTTGAAGAGGCTTTATTAAGATTGTTGGTTTCAATATAATAAATAAAGTCGGATGCTTCTTTAAGATCAAAATATCTCATTAATGTCATATTTTCTTCACAATGGGTAACAGTTTCTAGAATTTTCGTATAATCTTCGTGAAGATAATGTGGCATAACTACATATCCATTATTATTAATTAGTGGAATTGTTTTGCGACAATCGTGACTAACAATGTTATTGACATTAGCATTTGGAAACTTTTCTTTAAAATCGGCTATGGTTTGCGTTAATTCATGTAGCTTAGGTAGTGTAGCAGAAGATAACACAAAATTTGGAATAATGTTTTGTTTCCAATTTTTCTTAATTACTTTGTGTAATTCATGATTTTCATAATCCATTGTAATTGTGGGTTCATCCCAATAAGTAACAATATCATGAATAGAATTAAATGATGCCATATAGAACATAGCAGGCAAATAGGATCTAATATCGCAAATAATAATTTCTACCTTATCTCCAACAGTATTATCTACTTTTTTAATTTGTCCGCTGCGTTTATCTTTTGTAAAAGACTTGGCTGAGAAATAGTGTAAGCGAACATCTTCAGCCGCAGAACAACCAAATGCGAATGCAATGTGCTTACCAATTGAAACAGCTGATCTAGCAAAAGCAAGTCCTACGTGTCTAGCCGCACAAACAAATATTACCTTATATCGTTGAGATATTCCAAGAGGTGTTAATGTTTTTCCAGTTCCAGTAGGAGCAATATATAACACTAATTTAGGTTCAGGAGCAGTAATAGCAACATAAATTGCTTTTTGATGGTCATATAACGATATATCGCTGTATTTTAAGATACTAGGATTTTTTTCAATAAACTCGGATGAATTTTTAACAATATATAGAAGATTAACATCATTTTCATATTTTCTAATAAAAGTCTGAACAATTTCTTTTACAAAGCGGTTAACTTTATCAACATTATTTTTAATAAGCTTACTTAGTGTATAATAAAAGTAAACCCATTTTTGGTTATTAGCGTGTTTAAATTCAACCATTTTTTCCAAATTCTGATAAAGAACAAATTCATACATATTTGTATCGTTATTAATACTATCTGTGTCTAATCGTGATAAACGGATTTGATCAATGCTTCTTAGTTTAACAATTGTAGCTACATTAATATAATAATCTCCATTATCTTGAGGCGCAGGTTCTTGGCTTTTAGTTCTTCGTAAATTTGGATTTGCTTCAAAATGTATAAATGGCACACTATTTTTTTCAACCAATGTTTTAATTTTATCAGCAAAGAACTTTGCGTATAGAAATTCTTCAATTTGTATGTTATATTCTATCTTTAGGTACGTAAAGATAGAATCCGTTTTATTAACTTTTAAATGGACATTTGAAAATCCATCTACTATTAAACGCAATATTTCAATTTCGTTTTTATGAACTGGAATTTCAATTCCATCCCATTCAGACTTGGTTAATTTTCGTTGCTTGAGATCCATTTTAAGTGGGGTGTATAAGATGTAATATGCTTATTTCTTTAAGTCATTTTAATAAATCAATTTTATTTTCCCCGGATAGCGCCAATATGTATGTTTATATTTTACGCCTATATTAGTTGTTAATATTAATATATATTTTTGGCTACATGTAGAAAAAATTGAATTGCATATAAATATCGGTATAAGTTATTATATATAATGTCTACCAATTATAAGATTGTATCAATTGAGGGTAATATTGGTTCTGGTAAAACAACACTTTTAGAGAATTTAAGGAAATATTATAGTAATAATAAACACGTAATATTTTTAAGAGAGCCGGTTGATGATTGGGAGAAAATTAAGGATGCTAATGGAAATACAATGTTGAAAAAATTTTATTCAGACCAAAAGAAATATTCGTTTGCGTTTCAAATGATGGCATATATTTCAAGATTAAAGATTTTAAGAGATACTGTTAATAGAATTGTATCTGAAAGAAATCAATTAATAAACCAAAGATACGAGGATATGGTTGTAAATAATGATGAGAAGAAGAATTATTTTGAATTACCACAATATGTAATAATAACTGAGCGAAGTTTATATACAGATAAATACGTATTTGCAAAAATGTTACATGAACAAGGTAAAATAGAAGATGTATGTTATCAAATTTATTTAACTTGGTTTGAAGATTTTGCGAAAGATTTTCCAATTAATTATTCAGTTTATGTGAATACAGAGCCAGATAAATGTTATGAAAGAATTCATAAACGTGCGAGAGATGGTGAGGGAGTAATTCCTTTAGATTATTTAAAAGATTGTCATAATTATCATGAGGAATTTTTAGATGAAAATAAAGGAATACAGACAAATAAAATGATATTAGATGGTAATGTAGATATTTATGAAAATGAAAAAATAGTAGAACGATGGTTAGAACAAATTAATGAATTTATACATAATTAGACGTGTTGATTTTCTTTAAGTTAATTTATAATATATTTATTTTTTAATTTAAAGCCTTTTAAATTATAATATCAATAAATATATTATAAATTAACTGTTTCATAGGTTGTAAAAATGGATGAAGAAAACCCTACTAATTTATTTGTTGAATGTCCTAATTGTAAACATACTGTGAAAAACTCAATTGTTGTGTTTTTCGACACGGAGTTTTAAAACATAATAGTAAACAAATTGTTCCTCACTCTCCAAAAGATTTATGTGAATATTATGTAAAAAAGATTTAATACTCGGATGTGGAAAACCATTCCAAGTAATAATTAACCCAAATTCAATTAGTAATGATGATAAATTTATTGCTATTATTTGTGATTATATTTAGATGAAGATTTATAAGTTATTAATATAAAGGAACAAAAAGAATGTTACGTAGAAACCATTATAGATATATAATATAATTGAAATAAATAATTGAAATAAATTTTACAAATTATATTACATATCTATATTATATATATATAACAAAACAGATGAATATCATATTACCTAGTATAAAGCTAACAACTAGTTCTAAACCAAAAATTCATCCTAAAACAGAATATGTATTATATTTTGATGGATGTAGTAAAGGTAATCCAGGTCCAGCTGGTATTGGTCATGTAATTTTTAAAAATGGGGTTGAACATTGGACAGCATACAAATATATTGGAGATAAGAGAACAAATAATGAGGCTGAATATTGCGCTTTGATTCTTGGACTTCAATCAGCAATAGATTTAGGTATTAAAAGTCTTTCTGTATGTGGTGATAGTTTACTCGTAGTTAATCAAATTAATAAAATATATAAGGTTAAAAATCCAAAATTAGCTAAACTATATGATGAAGTGGTTAAATTAAAAACACATTTTGATTATATAGATTTTAATCATGTCTACAGAAAAGATAACAAACGCGCCGATCAATTATCTAATCTAGGATTAGAATGTAGTAATAATTCAGAAGCACAAATAACTATTTATGATTTTATAGAAGATACTAAAGAGGAATTAGTTATTGAAAAATGTTAACAAGTTTAATATTCTAACAAACCAATACTTAATAATTGATTTGATTTATATTTTAAAAGATCTAATTCTTTTTTTGTAGTTGGAAATAGTTCTTTACCATAAATATCTTGTAACATTAGCCATTCAAACATACCCCCTAAATAAACAAAAATATTATAAAATCCCAATGAATAAAGTTGCTGATATTTTTTATCAATCGTATCGTCATTACAGTTTCTACCATAAATAATAATTTTAATGCTTTTATTTTCTTTTATAAATTTATTAATAATTGCTTCTTCATCATTCGGCATAGTTGTATTGATTATGAGACATTGTTGGTCTGTTATTGGTAATGTATTAATAATTAAATAAGATTCAGATTTTTTAATAACAGTTTGCATATCTTCATAATTAATTTTTCTCATAGATTGTGTATTTCCCATATTTAATTTATATTATTAGTTTCTAAATAATAGAACAACTTAAAATAATTTATTTATAACTTGTTAAAAATCTCTATTATAATAATAAAAA